GGTAGAACAATTTGCAAAGCAAAGAATTGTAACGAACCTTTGTACAAGAATCAAAGCCCATCGGACAAGCGATATTGCTTGAGTTGTGCATAAGAAAGGAGGTAGGATAATGGAGAAAGATAAATTAGATCTAATTAATAAAATAGTAGTTTTAATTGATACTGAAGATAGTCTTGAGAAGTTGAAAAAATCAATGAGAGACATCTTGAACAGTCAATGGAATGAAGAGGAAAAAAATAAAAAAGAATATTTAGATTGGAAGAAGAAAAAACAAGAAGAACAAAAGTTGAATGACGATATTCCTTTTTAATCAATAGTCTTTGATGTATCCAGGAGGTAGAATTAATTTCTCTTCTTTGTTAGGTTTAAGCACAACCCTAATTGAAGTATCGTTAGGGTTGTTGCTTTCGTGAACTTCAATTCTCTTAATCTCTTCTAAATAACCTTTGCTAGTCATAATATAAATTCTCGCATTACTAACCGCATTACCCCTCATCCCGTTACGCCCTTCGGTAAATTTATCTAAATACTCTTGCAAGTGTTTAACGAACATTTTTAGAGATCTCCTCAATAAGTTTTTTTAAATTAAAAACTAAATTTTTGTTTTGTTCATTTTCAAACTTAATCTTTTTAAGCTCCCAAATCTCTTGTTTCTGAAAGTTAATTAAGTTTTTTAAACCCTCATTTTGACTGTTTAAGTCTTGAATTTGTTTGGTTAAATCGAGATCTCCTCTGTCATCTTTCATATATTGACTTTATAGACGTGTTACCTTAAATTGTCAAATATGGGAGTTCCTAAAAGATTAACAGAAATGCAAAGAAGATTCGCCGAGTTTTTGGTATTTGGTGATGAAAACGGACCTTTAACACAATCAGAAGCTGCTATCAAAGCTGGTTATAGCCCCAAACGTGCAAGGCAAGAAGGATCGGAATTAACAAACCCAAAATTATCACCCCTTGTAGTAAAATACGTGGGAGAACTGAGAGAAGAAAGATTACGAAAACACGAGGTGACCTACGAAGGGCATGTTGCAGAACTCGCAAGACTTCGTGAAGCAGCATTGAAGAAAGGATCTTTTTCTTCCGCAGTAAACGCTGAAGCAAATCGTGGAAAAGCAGCAGGATTATACATAGATAGGAAAATAATAAAAACAGGAAAACTTGATGATTTATCAGAACAAGAGTTAGAAGCAAAGATGAAACAAATATTAGATGATTATGGACAGTTGATAAATGTAACACCAAAAGAACCTACAACTTCTGAATCTTCTTTACCCAACCTCTCGGAATCATCGTCCGATCCCCAAAAGTAAAACTTCCATCATCTTCTTTATCGTAAGATGCAAATAGCTTTATTGATTTTTTATCTTTAGAATACAACCAACCTTCATTGACTGGTCTTGCTAATTTCATTCTATCAAACTCTTTATCGGTAGCCCAGCCCGAATCACTCACACAATCGATCCACTCCACTCGGACTTTAGGAAAAGGTATGTCGGGAGTTACAGTTGAGGCAACGCTTTTTCTTCTTTTCTTGGGCATAGTAGGTTTATATCACAGAATTATTTTTTTAAAATATGCATTCCCGCACGTGATAGCGAAATTGATAGTACATATTAATCTGTACCATAAATCAAAAAGTGTACTATAATTTGTCCCATAAAAAGCTATATTTTATGCTAAAAAATGATCAAAAGTACACATAGTACACTTTATTTCGTGACATTAAAAAATATTTTATTCACCCGTAAAATAATACTATATAAATTGGTAAACTGCCTATTTTTTGCCGTAATGTCGCCTTAAAGCTGCCAATCTATCCTCTGCGTTTGAAATCTTTTGTAACATTTTGTCAACTTCACCCAATATATCTGTATGTTCAGGTATAATTAAGTTGTGTTCGTTAATTGCATCTATTCTGTAAATTGCATCTTCTATCTCTGATTCGTATCTTTTCATCAAAGCTAAAAACATTTTATCGTTCATTTTTCATCTCCTTTTCTAATTGTGGCAAATTTATGTCAACTGCCTCTTTTTCGTCAAACTTTAACTCGTGATACATATCTAATCGTTTGAGAAACTTGTGTTTCCAAGACCTCAAATCAGCCCCAGAAACTTTGAACTCTTGATAGTATAGGTCAGGTGTACATACCATAATAACACCTTGTTCAATGTTCGATTTATGCACATAATCATGCGCCATGGCATATGCTGCTATTTGCATTTTATAGTCATCAATCCACTCTTCTCTCTTCGGTCTGTTAGCTTGTTTAAAGTCTACAATACTTTCCATACCATTATGGTTGCAAACCAAGTCAGTAGACCCAGCGTAAAGCCCAGGATAATACAACGTGACTTCCGAACCATAAATTTCTTCAACTGGTGTAAGACCCACTTCGATAATTTTTTTGGCCATGGTTTTCGCCTTTTGTCCGAGTTCTGTAAGATCATCGTAGCCAACTCCTTGTACATAAGATTCCAAGAATTTGTGCATAGCTGTCCCCCTATTACTAGATAAGTTTTTGATTCTGTCAGCTTCTTTTTCTCCAACTTTTGCCTTCCAATCTTTTAAAAATTGTTGATCTTTTGTTGCGCCTAATATCGTAGTAACGGACGGAAGTCTAGAACCATTTACATCATAGGTCCGTGTTCCATGTTCCTCGTGTCGTGTACCAGTGACATAGTTATATTTACTACTCCACTTTATCGGTTTACCAATACTATGGTATTCATTTAAATCTTTTTCATTCATCATAATTATTTATCACATAATAAGCTATCGCAAGACCTATAATCAAACAGATCAAATTATATCCCAACATACCTATTCCGTATCCTACAGTCATTAAACTTCATTCCCCCAACTATCCCAACCTTTTACTCGTTGTCTAGCAAATAATTCAATTCTAGGTAGATCTCCACAAAGCTCAACTATTTTATCTCTCACACAATCAGGTTTTCTACTATGTTCTCTAATTTTATCTATTATTACTTGATGAACTTTATTAGAAATTCTTTTAGGTTTACCCTTAGTTGCGATAATACACAACTCACTGTTTGATCTAGTCCAATAACCCAAACCCCAAAATAAACTATCGGTTTTTTTATTCTTTTTAACCCATACAAAACCACAAGTTTTAAAGTTAAAACCCCATGATTTTATTGTTTCTAAACATTTATCTAACATTGGATAAATAGCCCATATGAACAACATACAATCATCATTAGTAATAGATGATATTGGAAGACCTTTAATATCTTCTATATTCATTAAATTATATTTAGGAGATTTAGTTCTACCTTTATTTGACCATGTTTTGAAATTCCATGGCGGATCAGCATAAATAATATTATATTTTTTATTAGGAAAAGGTATCATTTATTTAAATTCTTCTTCCATTTTTTATAGCCCTTGGACCATGAAACTTTTTTAGTTTTTAATATCCGACCATAATTAGGCCAACCGAAGTCATCGTGAGACTCGTCCTCGTATCTCCAACGCATGACATCAGTGCTAGGATTATATTCAAATATTTTACGTCTCATAGTTTCTCTTTTAACTCTTTTAAATACTCTTCGTCCTCGGCGCTTTGTTTAGATCTTAGTATATAGTATCTGTGAAAATTTTTATCTTGAAAGTAATCGTTGATCACATTTGGTGGCACCTGACCAGTTACAATACAATCGTAAATATCTTCGTAATCTTTTTCTTTTACTTTCATTCTAACGTCATCCTTTGTTTATATTCTTCTAAATTAACAATTTTATCGTTCATTACGATACCATCTATCTTAGAATAATGGTCTATGATTTTTTGTATTCCTGGCATTTTAACGTGGGCATAAGGCCATATCAAACAACAGACATGATATGCTTGTCTCGATCTCAAAGTATAAGTCCATCTGTCTTTCCAATGTTTTTTAATACTTGGTGATCTATTTCTCTTTCTAACTGTGCCTATTTTTAACTTTTCTTTTATCCATATCAAAATAGATTCGTGAGTCATTTCTATACGCATTGTTATATTCATCACATTACACAAGTATTTTTCACCTTTTCTGTTTTTTCTATATTCTTTTCGCCTTTTAAAATCTATGCTGCCCTCTCCATCGAAAAGACCCGCTATATAAGATATATCAGTGTCTTTCATTTGATAGTACCCATTTAAAAGTTGATGTTGTAGGGTTAAAGCTATCAAACTCTATCTTAGTGCAACTTGGTAGTAACGTTAGTATTGTTATCACCAATAGTGTTGTTTTTTTCAACAGTTTCATAAAACTCTCCTTCAGAATCACAGTCCCAACATTGAAATACTTTGGTGTCTCCTGTGTATATTTTTAGTTTAACATATCCATTACCTTTGCAAGTATTGCAAATCAGATGTTTAACTTGTGTTTTTTTTAACTTTACCATTTAATTTCTTAACTTTCTCGTTAGCTATGGCTTCAATTGTTTTTGCAATAGATAATTTAGCATCGGGCAATAATACCTTTGATAACGTCTCTAATATCT